ATTGAACATAGGCATTATAGTAGATTGGCTCGCAATCAACATCAAGTTCAATGAAGTGCCTTAATCCGTGCTTCTCCCGAAACCACCTGAACGCCTGTTGGTAGAGAGGGGCAGGCAAACACCATTTGTACTCAAATGGTTTTCCCATATTAAAAGTGGGAGTTTTAAGATTTAGCGAGTCAATGCTGTAATAACCAAAACAAGGTTCACCAAATCCAAGCCCTTTGAGTTCAAGGGCTTGTTCGTAAGGGATAAATTCGTTTTTCATGTATTTGACATTTTATTAAATAGGATTTGTATTACCGCAACTCAAACACTTAATGACTCTTATGCCATTTTCTGCGGTTAAAATGTAATTACAACTGTGTGTTTTTTTGTTTTTGGTTTTCATTTTGTTTGGGTTAAAGCATTGATTCAATTAAGTTTATTCTCTCCCCTATCCATCTCATCACCGGCACGGCCATTGAGTTACCGCAAGCCTTGTACCTCGGCCCATCGGGGCATTGGTCGGCAGGTTTGTTTCGGTATGGAACCTTGGTCCAGTCATCGGGGAATCCTTGTAGGCGTTCACACTCCTTAGGGGTCAGCCTTCGGATAGCCATTGAATGCAACACGGCTCCGTAGTGATTAACATCAGACGCTGACGAGCCAATGGTTTGCGATGTGCGCTCGTTGATGGTTTGGTTAAAAGTATCCACGGCTATCGGTTGGGCAACTCGGTCAATGATTACATTAAAGCCATCCGCTCGGCTATATTCGTGACAAGTTGTTTGAAGGGTAGCCGCTATTTCGGATTGCTGGTTTCCGGCAAAGGTTACGGTTGGAGCATAAACCATATTTCCTGTTTCGTTTGCACCGCTTGGGCCTCCATATCCCTTCATCCATTTGCTTGTAACGGTCGGGCTTAAATTTCCTCCTGCACAACTTACATCGCTTGCCTCTCCAACGCTTCCTTCAGCATTGGCGGTAACTTCTTCCCTCTTTTTTCTGCTCGGTTTAGTATCCCCCGACAGGCTTTCTCGCTCAAATAGAACCGCTGCGGGAGGTCTCCAATCTCCAAGGTATCCGACAACAAACACTCTTCTGCGTCTTTGGGCCACTCCGAAGTATTGAGCGTCAAGAACTCGGTAGGCGAACCCATAGCCGAGTTCGCCCAACGCCCCAAGGAAGGTTCCAAAATCTTTTCCTCCGTTGGACGACAAAACACCGGGGACATTTTCCCACACGAGCCACTTGGGACGGAGTTTATCAGCGATTGAAAGAAATGTAAGCATGAGGTTGCCTCTTGGGTCAGCAAGACCTTTGCGAAGTCCGGCAACGGAGAAGGATTGGCAAGGGGTTCCCCCCACGAGAAGGTCAATTGGTCGCTCATCTGCGATTGGGTTTTGGTTGATGGTTGTCATATCCCCAAGGTTGGGGACATGGGGGAAACGATACTTTAAGACTTCGGAGGGAAACTGCTCAATTTCAGAGAACCATTGTGGTTCCCATCCGAGGTCGTGCCAAGCGACTGAGGCTGCCTCAATGCCGGAACAAACGGAACCGTATCTCATTAGAACGGGTTAGGGGGTAGAGGCATCCAATAAAGGCCTTCGGATAGGAACCAAGATTCGCCCTCCCAAACCCATCGGTCGGGTTCCTTGAAGGCAATGATTTGATAGCCATCTCGGATATACACAAGGACCGGGTCGTTCCCAGTAGGCATCCGTTCGGAGCATTTAATCCATTCCATCGTCATGCGTTTTTGGCTTGAAGGATACGGCCGAGCAGGGTGTAGTTCACCCGCCATTGACGGATGGTTTCGGAGTGGTCGGGTTTGGTGCAATTCACGCATTCCTTGCGGATGTGAATCTGCCAGCGTCTGAAATCGGTCGGTGTGGTTTTCATAGGTTTGGGGTTTATATGGGACAATTTGCGAGGTTTTGGGTAATTTATGACAGGTTATAGGCTGACGATGGTAGAGGTTTTGTCAAGTTATAGGCTGACGATTTGTAGGCCCCTTGTCAGGTTTAAACTGACTGGTGTGATATGATTCATAAGCGAATGGTTTGATTGGGTTCACGAATGAGCGAGTTATGCCCAATGCTAAAAAACGTATTGTTCATTTTCAGCAGGAACAATTTGACCATAAATTCTTTCCGATTTATTCCACTTGCCATCTACACAAGAAAAGACGATTTTGAAAACTCTTACTTGTGGTGGTAATACTGTTAATGATGTGTAGGAACTCATTGTAGTTTCTTTATACACGAACTCAATACTATCAGAGTTTTCAATTACATCTACTCTTTCAGGTATTGACCATAGATTGATGTTTGAGGTTGACCCCAAGTTGTTTAAATTTAATGTTGTGTTGTTCATTTTAATTAGTTTTTAAAGTTTGAAAAAGTTGATACCTCCCACAAGAATCGGTCAGGGTCTTGACCTGTGGCCCAAATCCGTTGCTTCGGCTTAGGACATACTCACAGGCGTTATCCTTGACCCGGACCTCAATCACCTTCCAAGGGCGGTCATTAGTGCAAGCGGTAAGCAGTAGCAGCAGTAGGTATCGCATGGGTCAAATATACACACCTATTGCACAATTCCAACCACTCGCTGAAAATCCTCCACGCTGCGAATTACCTCGTAGCGATACCCTGCTTCTTGAACGACTGACTGCCACCACTTCTGCGAGAGCGACTGCTTGCCCTTATTGGCTTTGAACTCCAAGAAGATGGCTCCCTTGTCGGATAGGTAGGTCATGTCTGCAACCCCAGCGGTCAGGCCGATGCCCTTGAGAAAATGACCGTTGGTTCGGCTTCGAGGGTTGTTCAGGTTGAGGAACAACCGCCCTTCTTCGTGGGGCTTCAGGAGTTTGAACAACTTCACGCAGGCTGCTTGCAGGGTGTATTCGGGAGTCATATCGGGTACTCGTTGGCTTTGGTGTAGGGTAGGTGGCATTGGACTTGTGCTATTCCGAGGCTTCCGTTTCGATTCTTCCTCCAAATCACTTCCATTAGGTCCTGCTCTTTGGTTTTGTCGTGTTCGTATGGCCTGTAAACGAAAGCGATTTTGTCGGCATCGAACTCCAGTTGCCCGGTTTCCCGAAGGTCGGACATGATGGGGCGATGGTCGGAACGGCCCTCCGTTGCCCTTGAGAGCGAAGAAACCACGACCCCGAACACCTTCTGCCTCTTGCAGATTGCCTTGAGTTGCTTGGATATGTTGGTCATCTGCTCAATCTTGGGCTTGGGCTTGTCCATCTTGGCTGGCTCAACGAGTTGGAGGTAGTCGAGAAAGAATCCACGAATGCCGTGCTTGGCCTTGAGTTTAGCGATTTCCCCTTCGATGCGGTCAAGGTTGGCTTGATGCAAGTCCACGATGTAAAGGGGTTTGCCTCGCAGGTCGTCTGCCTTTTGGGATAGGGTCAGAAACTCGTTGGCGGTTACACGGGTAGCCGGGTTAAGGAATGCAGCACCATCCATCGTTGCGATGTTGCTCAGCATTCGTTGGGTCAGTTGCTCGGCTGACATCTCAAGCGTAAAGAAAACAACAGGAATCTCGGCCATTGCTTGGTTCATAGCGATTTGGAGTGCAAGCAGGGTCTTTCCCATCGCTGGTCTGCCACCTACGAGGATAAACTCGGTGGGCTTGAAACCCGTGATATACTCGTCAATGGGTCGGATATAGCAGGGGAACACCTCGACCTTGCGTTTGCCCTCCATCGTTTCGTTCATCGCTTTCAGGTAGTCCAAGGCAAGCCCGTGTGCGGAGGTTTCGGTGGGAGCGGTTTCAACGGCCTGCATTGCTTGATATTGCTGGAATGCCCTTGGGATGTCCCGGTCGTGGGCGAGTTCCTCGTATATCCTCGCTTCTTCCCGGACCTTCCAAGCCTCGTGCAGGTCGGAGGCGTACACCTTCCAGTCGGAGGTCAGGGTGTTGGTATCTTGGAGCATATCCAGCATGACGTAGCCTTGACCGTTCTCTTGCAGGTACTTGTAAACGGATAGGAGGTCAACGGGTCGGTCCGCTTTGTGGAGGGCTTCGATGGCCCGATAGATGAGGACCGAGTTGCCGACAAAAAGCCGTTCAGGGATTTGGGACAGGAGGACCGTTCGGTTAGCGAAGGAGTCCATAAGGCAGGACAGGAGCCTGCGTTCAGCGTTTAACTGATAGGGTGTCAGATTCATCGGAGGTTAGGTTTGCGTAGGTAAAGTTAGAGGTTCGTTGGATTGCTTGGTCTTCCCAGCGTTTGCCGTTGAGGTAGGTGGAAGGATGCGGAATGAATTGGGCAGGGGTTTCGGAGTAGAGTCGTTGAATGTTGCTGACCGCCAGTTCTTGCTCGGCCTTGGTCAGACGTAGGAAGGAACGCTTGGCCCTTGCCTTATCGGTCTTTCTTGGGAATGCTTTCCAAAAGACCTCGAACTGCTCACTCACATTTTCTCTTCTCTCCTCTTCTCTCCTCTCCTCTTCTCTATTGAACACAGGTTCAGCCTTAGTTGAAGGTAGGTTCAACATAGGTTCAACGTAAGTTGAATTTTCTTCAACCTTAGTTGACCTGCGTTCAGCACTTCTTTTGCCTGCTTCGGACATCTTAGTTCGGTGCAAATTTGCCTCTTCCCATTGAATATCAAGGAATTTGATAAAGATGGCTTGACCATTGGTTTCAATGAGTTTGGTTGTGAGTAGTCGGTCAAGGTGTCCATCCCCTTCCAAGTGAGCATGGTCGAGTGTCATCTCACATTCTGCGTTCCAGTACACGCAACAAAGGCGTAGGAATGCAACTTGAACTTCGGCAGGTTGCCGTGATATTCGGCCCATCATCCAGTCGGCAGGGCAGAATTTGAACCAAGATATTTGCTTCATAGCAGTAAAAAAAAAGCCCCAACTGGTCGCAGCAGTCGGGGCAGGGTTGTTTATACCCTT